CAACACAAGCCACCACTATCACAAGACCGCCATAGAGAATCGACTCCATTACAACAACTCCTCGAGCCTTGCTATACAGTAGTCCAAAGTATCCAACATCCCCCTCGTGTACGAATCCCATCTAACCTCTTTGTACTGTTCATATTTCGTCTCCAAATCATCAATAACCCGTTCAATCTCTTCTCGGTCAATCTTGGTCATCCTCACGCCTCCTCGTTCGTTCGATTGTCACTTTAACAACCTCGCATAAGTTCAATCTTGGACAACCGCCGTCCTCAAAACACATCTGAGACAGACAACGTATACGTCCCTCTTCATCGATCCACGCTCGAATTTCATCACTTGTTTTTGCATCACGTTTCATTGAAAAACCTCTCTGTCCAAGGTTCTACCTTGACCACTTCTTCCCGTAACTTCTCTGCCAAATCGGCTATTTCCCACTGCGCCCCTCGTCCTTTTCTGCGTTTACCATAGAAGTCTAGCAAGGCCCTTAGGTTTGCCGTTATCACTAGGTTGCATGTTGCTGCATTTGGCAGAACCATTCTTGCGTCTTCGGCTGGAATACCGTATTCTCGAAATGTGTTATAAAAGTTTTGGATTCCGCCCATCACAAGCTCATATATCTCTTTAGCTTCCCTGTTTCTTTCAATAGTTTTTGGCACTACATAGCCAAACCCACCTGTTTTATCATCGCTTCCAAACTTGACATACCTCTGACTCTGCACACTATAGCTAAACCCGACCCTATGCCTAGTCAATTGCGCCAAACACGCTCTGCTGATCCCCTCTATTGCGAATGTGAAAGTGATGTGTTCTAGTGTGCTGGTGTGTCCACTCCTGACAATGTGCCGAAATAGCCGATCTGCGTCTGTTCCGCCTTCTCCGTCTGTCGCCTCTTGGCCAAAGTATTTGTGACCTTCTCTTTTTACGATTTCTGTCGGTTTGTTGGGTGAATAGCATGTCCTGATGGCCTTCAGAGCCACCAATTGGCCATCAGTGATGTTATTATCAAGCATGGACTCTAAAAATTCAGTTGATAGACTGTCCAGAACATCATCAGTAACCCGTGTATACGCTATCAGCTTGACGTTCACTTCCGCCCCTCCATTCCTGATGATTGATTGTGTCTCTGCTCATCCCTTCACATCCTTTGTTGCTGTCATATTGACAGTTTCCAGCAATCTGTATCCTCGTATCCATAGCAAGGGTGACCGCCTTTTTCTGTAGACTTCCATCCCATCCTTTCTGCGGTACATGTAGCGTTTTTCCATCAGCCAATTTCCTCCTTTTTCGGCTTGGTCTTTGTGTATAAATCATAGAATGATTTTTTCTTCCTCCTGCGAGGCGGACCGTACTTTCTATGGATTTCAGCTAATTCCTCTGGTGTCAGAAAATACGTTTTCACAGGCCCCGGCCCACTGCTGTTGCGGTTCCCGAATCTCAAATCACCATAGCGCATAGTTAGTCTGATCACTTTAGCCCCTCCCCCAATCGCTTGGTTCTATCACGCCTTGCCTTGCCAAATCCATAATAAGGATGGCAACTTCATCAGGATCACGGTCTATACCGGGATCAGCAGCAATCTCATAGACCGTCGCCCCTTTTCGATACATCTCAGTAACGGCATAAACCTGACGCTCGTCCCATGTAAAATCCATGTCCTCACAGGCAACGTAAATGTTCCTGCGTCTCTTTCTCAGATATGCCTTTTCAATATGCGTGATAGCTGCCTGTTCAGACATAAATCAATCCTCCTTCGGCAGCCTGTACCATTTGCGGTTGAATATGCCGTCTGTAGTGATGATGTATTTTTCGGTGATCGTGATTAGCCGACCAGTTGCAACGTGTTGTTTGTGCATCATGCCGTCCTCCTTTCCCCACCCATCTTGGTCAATTCACGTCTGAAAAATGCATTGACAGCATCTCTTTTTTCAGGCGCAGGGTTGATACATTGCTTCAATCTTTCCTCGCCGTCAGTCCACTTCAATACCTGCTTGGAAACAAGAATCAGGATCACATTCGCCAACAAAGGTTCCCCAAATTTGATGGCATCCTCATACCATTCCCTCACCGTCATGTTTCATCCTCTCCTTTATCGCTTCAATGCGCTTGTCAATCTGTTCATACAAAGCCATGCCTTTTCTGTAGTCGTCCTCCGTGATCAAAGGGTTTGATAGATACTCAGCCCCTTTGACCAGTCTTGCTAACAACTCCCTGTATTCTTTCTCCAGTTCACTCATCGCCCTTGACCTCGTACTCTACGAATCTTTGCATCCAGCCTTTGAACAGGTAGTGGAACTCAGCCACTCCAACATCCCGCCCCTTAGCTATGATGGATGTGACCAACTTCCCTGCCGTGATGGGTATTCGCTGCTCCTCTTGCAACCGCTCATCATGCCAGAGGAACTCTACCACATCTGCATCCTGTTCTATTTCCCCTGAGTCTCTCAGGTGGTTTAGCTTAGGCTTGTCATTTGCCCCCTCCCTGTTCATCTGAGCGAGCATAATGAAGGGGCAGTCTATTTCACGTGCAATCTGTTTTGCTTTTCTAGTTATTCTTCCGATTGCCTGTGATCTTGTCTCCCCTTTTGCCTGTTGAGGGTCCATGATAGTCAGATAGTCAACGATAATAGCCCCGATCTTGCCATGTCTGCGTTTGGCTCGCCTTGCAACCGCCCTAACCTCATCAATGCTCACTCCTGATGCATCATCAACACTGATCGGTAGATTCATCAGTTCCTCTGCGTACGCTTTTTCAATCTTCTTTTTGGTGATGTCATCGAATCTTTTTCTCCTGATGTAATTAGGATTTAGTGCGGTTAGTGAAGATAGCATTCTAGTAACCAGTTGTTCTCTGCTCATCTCCTGTGACCAAATCAATACTTGCCCAACGTTCTGCTTTGCTATTCCATAGGCCATCTGCAACATTTTTGCTGTCTTCCCAACAGAGGGACGACCAGCTAAGATATAGAGCCAACCCCGACCGAGACCGCCCATCCATTCGTCGAACTTGCTAAAACCTGTCAAAATCATGTCATCCTGTGTATTGAGGTATTCAAAGTAGTCATCCCTGAACTCAGCCAAGGATTTCATCCCGCTTCCGCCCTGTGGTCTGATCGACTCTATCAACCTTTCGACCTCGGCATAATACTGTGACTCGTTTTCAAACGTACCTTCTAGAGAAAGGCGCTTGATCTGCTCTGCAACCTCCACGCCCCGCCTTTTCAGCCCCTTCTCCCTGACAACAGAGGCGTAATAGGAAGCATTTGCAGTAGTGGGAACCGAATTGACCAGCTTAGTCAGATAGTTCATCCCGCCCACATCATCAAAGCGCTTGTATTTCATGAGCATTTCCGAAACGGTCACTAGGTCCACAGGGTTGTCATTGTTATACAAGTGCATAATGCCTTTCCATAAAAGCCTATGGGACTCACTCGAGAAGTCATTGACATCAACCGCATCACACACATCATCTAGCACCGTGCTATCCAGTAGCACCGCCCCGATCAAGGCGGCCTCAGCTTCCAACGCCCCTTTGTCTATACCACTTGTCAATGTCAAAGTCATCTGGGCTACCTCCCGCTGCAATATGCTTGTTTAAAGCGACTTCCATATCGAACAATGATGGTTCTCTGGTTTGTCCATTTGGTTTATCTTCAGGGGAATCGAGGTAATCTTCATAAGGTTTCTTATCACTAAGGAACGTCTTGGGATGTTTAATAAATTGCTTTTCAGTACCTAAACGCTTGCACTCCTCGGCATAGTTAATACAGGCTTGTAAAAGCCTCTCTGGAGTTTCACCTTGTTTAAGACGTGTTTTCCATTTAGCAAATGCTTCTCTCTTACCCACTTTTCTTGGATAGTGTTTCCAAAACTCCTCAAATTCAGTGGTATATTCGTTTTGACCATTATTATTGTTTTGTTTTTGTTTATGTTTATGTTTATTAATGTCTTCCAAATGGGTTTCCAGATTGGTTTCCAAATTGGTTTCCAAATTGGTTTCCAAATTGGTTTCGTATAGGAAACCAATTTTATACTTGCCTGCTTCACCCTTTTTACCTCGTTTGTATTCAATAAGCCCTTTTTGCTCCAACAGTTCCCTTACTTTATGGAGTTCAGACTTGGACATTTGACATACTGCCATTAACGTTTGATTGGCTACCGAAAATTCTCTTTTCCACCCAGCCTTATTGTTCATATGCAAGATTGCTAAATATAAAGCCTGTTCTTTGGGTTTCAAAGGGTTTAGCAGCAACCAATCATAAAACGCATTAAGCTGTTTGATATAATTCATGCCATCATCTCCAGTCAGTTAATGCCAAGGAGCGGGAGGCCTCCTTAGAAAGGAGGTTCCTCCACGTCAATGACTTCTGATCCCTCAAACAGACTAGCCACATCATCAATTTGCTCTACTTCAACTTGTTCTGCTTCCTCTACCCCGACAAACTCCTTGATCTGATCTAGCGAACGTTCCTGCAACAGCTTGATAACTTTACTAGCGTCCTGAGACGTCAATTCGTTTACGCTAGATGTGTTAAAACCTTTCTCCAACATTTTGCTTAGCAAGTTGTCATCAACGCCCTTGTCTTGTGCTAGCTTCTTTATGAAGTTCACTTGTTTGTTTGACGCCTTGCGATTGCCTGGTTTCGCTTCTTTGTGAAACTCTTTGTGAAACGGTTGATGGTTGTGTACTTCGTCATACTCAGCCCCGTTAATTTCCTCTGCTGACACTTCGCCGAACCCGACTAAGTCAAGGATTGCCCTGTTCTTTGCTCTTGTGATTGCATGTGCCCTGATGTTGTGTATTGTCCGTTGCTTTTCGACTTTCTCATCAAAGGAACACGACCCGTCGGCGTCTTGGTATGCTCCTGTAGGCAAGTGCATGGCTCTAGCGGTTGCAATCCAAGCGATAACCTTGCCTCCTTTGTCGTATAGAGGCTCATCTTTCAAAAGCTCACAGCTTATATTGAAGAATCGCTGAACCTTTCTAACAAAGCTCTTTTTCGGATGCTTTTTTCCTGCTATCGGCTGAAAATCGTCCTCGGTTGCAAGTCGCTCTTTCAATTGCTGATATAGCCGAAACTGCTGAACTGCATCATCAATCGACCCAGCAGGCGTTATCATCCCTGTTGTTTGCGACTTGACCACCGCCAGTTTTTCCTCTGGAACAGCCATTTATTTTCCTCCTTTGCATAAATCTCGAAATGGGCAAAACGAACATGAAAAGCTTTCTTCAACTGGATAAAACATCCCTGAACTAATCGCCTGTGCTACGCCCTTGATAAGGGTTTTAGTACGTTCGATTCTGCTGTCATCAATTTGCGTTTCAAGATGCGTGATCTTGGGCCCCGACTTCAAGTTCACCGTGTAATCAAGCTGGGCCCCTGATTCACGCTCTCCTGTCATCTCACGGTAGGTCATGGCGTAGGTTGAGAGCTGGATGGAACGATCGGCTTCATCCTTTGCAGGGGTTCTTTTTGCCGTTTTAAAATCACGGATTTTGCCATCTCTTTCAACCAAATCAATGACGACTTTCACTGGTACGCCTTCTATATCAACTGTTGTCCCCTGCTCGATCATCAAAGGACGTAACTTCTGGCCTACCTGTTCATAGTAGTGGGTGGTCATGATGAGACCAGCGTCTTTCAATCGCCCCTGATCTTCCCCATCTTCCCACTCCACCTCGGCCTTTTCACGGTCCCATGCTTCGGAAAAGGTATCCTGCACGTCTTCAACAGAAAGGATTTCTCCGCCCTTTAGCTTGGCTCTGTTTGCCGTCTCGATTGCTTTGTGAAAGCTACGACCAAGCAATAAAGAGGATGTGACAGGTGTCCTCAAACCGTGAATATATCGGTATTCATACTGCCTTGGGCAGCGTAGGTATGTCCTAACCTGAGACACCGAAAGAAAACCTGTAGGGAGGTTCATATGATCACCTCATGCCAGTTGCATTGCTGGCTAGAACGTGATATCCTAAAGAGGAATAATCTTCTAGATCCCGAGGATTGAGTTCTAGCCAGCGCAAGCTGGCTGTTTTGTTTTTAGATATATTCTTTTGTCGCTCCGTAGGCCCATTCAAGATATTCCTCTAAATCGTCTTCCTCGACTGTATGTCCATACTCTGGAAACGTCCACGCTTCGTATTCATAGAAGGTTCCACGCTTGTATTTTGCAACAGTAGTGGGTTTGGCCCCAAGAGCCTGCTCCAAGTAGAGGTCAAGATTTCGTGCTGATACCTTGTCCTCGCCTTCGTATCTATTCGCATTTGGAAATGTCCAAACCACACCCTCCAGAGGATCGCCAAAGATGTCTTGTTCAATCTGTTTGGCGGCTAGCATACAACACGCTCCTTTCATACAATTTTCCATTCGGCTTTGTGGTATTTGAGGAAACACGACAACTCAAAGAACCACATATCCTGCCAATAAATGCATTCATATCCTTCAACAATTGACTCTCCGCAACCGCATGCGCAGAGGTCAATTATTCGTCTCACCGTCTCCCTCCTTTCCTTTTGCGCTCACCTAGGCGGCGCTGATGACACGATGCACCTGCGAGAAGCAGTGATTTTTATGTTTTTTTGCTTTTGGACTGATACACCAGCACCGCCTAGGCCAGCGCCCCTCGATATGAGGGCAACTGGCTGGACATGGGAGGGACGGAAAGGTATAATGGGTAATGAGGGAAAGGTGTTCATGCGCTACACTCAGTGTGGCGCTTTTCTTTTTGGTCAAGGTAAAGCGCTGACTTCTCACAGATTATGGCCAACTCAGGTTCGCCAACACGTTCATATTCAATAGCCATCAGGATGAGATCGATCTTGTCCACTTTTTCACCTCCTTTAAGCCACCAGCAATGTCAAGGCTACTCCTGACATCTGTAAGATGTTTTGGATAATGCTAATACCGTCCATCCCAAAGAGATAAGCTATGAGAACCTCTTGAGTCTGAGTGACTCTGACCCAGTCAATCATGACCTTGGCTGTTGCTTCTTTGGCTCCCGTTTCTATCTTGCTGATGCATGAACGTGACATATGTAAGAGTTCTGCTAACTTCTCCTGACTCAGCCCCGCCTTCTTCCTACAGACACGCAACACCTGTCCTAGGTCCATTTCATTCACTCACCACCTTGTTCTAACATGGAACAGACAAAATAGAAGATTCCTAGTATCATAGAATTGTCATCCTCAATGACCTATCCTCACCCTTTCCCTCACCTCACAGCTTGTCCCCTCATGCTGGGCTCATCGCCCAGCCGCCTCCTTCACCATCCTCTCTGACTCGTACATAGGCTTTGGCTGAAAATAAGGCGCAAATGCTTCCTCAAAGACTTCTTTCATGGGACGTGTGCCGAATGTCTCGTTGACAATGCGGATTTTGGTTTTCTTCCTCACTTTCTCCCCTCCCTTGCTTCATGCTATGCTGAGTGGACGCTAGGACGGCCCTTTCAATCGGTCAATTTCAGCGCAAATTTCATGAAGCCATTCCCAATCGTTGGTTTGGTATGCCATGAAAGATAGGTTTTTGAGACGCCCAAGCTTCCAGTAGTAGTCATCAAGCCATCTTTCACACTCATGCCATTCACGTTGCTCAACCTCGTTTAGAGTGCGGTATTTTCTGAGGTGATACAATTCAAGAAAACGCTCCTGAACAGCATTCATGGGATCACCTCTTTCAAGCCGTTGATTTTGTTGACGTTTTGTCAACTTTTCGTTTAAAAAAATCCTCTATGTTCGTATCGAGAGCCTTCGCCAATTTGGGGAGCATCTCGGCTTTAACGCTCCTATCATTGCTTTCATACTTTGAAATCGTTGACGGACTAACGCCTAATACGGACGCTACATATTTAGCAGTTAAGCCCTTAGACTCTCTGATTTCTTTAAGACGAGTGCCAATTTTATAGTCCAAGCTGCCCACCTCCTGTGCTATTTATTGGCGTTTCGTCAACTTCTTAACTACATTATAAATTGACAAAATGCCAATGTCAAGCCTTTATTTTCAATTTGTTGGCTTTTTGCCAAGAATATTTTCCGGCTTGTCAATATCGGTTATACTTGGTATGAGGTGGAGCAAAATGAACGTTGATAAGAAGATAGTGGGTAAAAGGTTAAAACACATACGAGAAAGGAAACATTTAAAACAAAATTATGTGGCTAAAAAATTGGGTGTACATAACAGCACGTTAAATAAGTATGAGTCAGGAGAAAGGGAACCTGACTTGGAAACGCTCCACAAATTGGCTGAAATATATGAGGTTTCCACCGATTACCTGCTAGGGCGTACTGATTACCCGCAAGGTATCGATCTAACAAACAAATCAGAGGAAGAGAAAAATAAAATATATGATCAATTTGTCATTGAAAAGGCTGATGAACCCATCAAATTCAGGGGAAAAGAACTCACACCTGAACAACTCGAATACCTGAACAAGGCTCTGAATATCATTAATGAGTTGCCTCCTGAGAAAATTAAACACGTAATGAAGGCAACTGATCTCGCCATGGAGGCATTCAAGATAGCAGAGAAAGAGAACGAGAAAGAAAAGGGGGAATCGTGATGTCTGATGAAAAGAAAGATGAGAAGACTAAAAAGCCGATCTATAAACGTTGGTGGTTCTGGGTTGTCATCGTCATCATCATTGCTATTGCCGCAACTGGTGGAGATGATGAGCAGGTAGCAGAAGAACCAGCAGAGGAAGCGTCAGCAGAGGAAACATCTAACAATGAAGAGGAACAACAAACAGAGGAAGAACCCAAGCAAGAAGAACCTGAACGGGAGGAACCTGTAGAGGAAGAACCAGCCACTCTTGAGGATAAAGTAAGGAAAATCATCGCTGACACTGTGGGGCTAGAAACAAGGGGAGAGGATCGTATAGTAGCGATATATACAGAAGAGGCAGAACAGGGCGGAACCTTCGTTCTTATTGATCTGATCGGCGAAGACGGCCTCACCTTAAACACTACAAAGTCAGCCATGTGGATGTATACGCTCGATATTTTCAAACCCTTATTCGAGATAGAGGAAGTGTCGGAGGCAAAAATTTCATGGCAACTCGAATTGATGGACCAATACGGAAACACAGACTATGGTCACGTGATGGGTATAACCTTCTCAAGAGAAACAGCAGAAAAGGTCAACTGGGACGGCATACCCTATGAGAACGTCCCCAAGATTGCTGATGAATACTTTGAACACCCAGCTTTAAGAAACTAAAAAAGGGCCAGTTTTGGCCCTATTTTTGTTGGTTGGTTTGCAAAGGGTATATATTCCATTTGGAATGTGTACCTATTGCAAAACATTAGAACTGATGTTCTCGAAATGGTACCTGATGTCAAGTGAACCGTCTGGGTGAATGTCAATTCTTTCTATTAATGTGGTGAACACATGATGGAGGTCTTGGTCCTGATTCTTGAGCGCCTCAAACGCCTCTTGGATGTTCCTCACTTGCTTTTCAGCGTTCTCCCTAACGCTCATGGTTTTGAGTTTTTCCCTTGTCCTCACAATTTCCTGTTCAATTTCATGTCGCTTCTGTTCAAATTCACTTTTGTCTATGAGTTGATCAAGATACAGGTCCAGCAGATTCTTTTTGCGCTGCTCAAGCTGTTCAAGGCTGTTTTCAAGCGCCTTGACTCTGCTTTCAAATAGTTTTTCATGTTGACTCTCAAAGTCAAAGGTCATTGAGTTTGAAAGTTCGATCAGCCTATCTATGATGGCTTGCCTGAATTCGTGATATTGTATAGGATCATGGTTGACACACAGGTCTTTCCCGCCTCGTCTATACCTGCTGCATTTGAGATAGGCCCACTCGGTACGGCTGCCGTCTTTTTTGTGTTTGTACGACTGAACTATAACCATATTTGAGCCGCATTCAGCGCATTTCACAATACCCCTGAACTCATTCCAAGGGGTAATTCTCCTTCCCCTGTGAGGCGCATATGTGTCATTCGCCTTTTCCCAAACGTCTCTGGACACGATAGCAGGGTGATGGTCTCGAAAGATAGTCCACTTGTCTTTGGGGTTGCGAATCTGTTTTCTACGTCCCCTGATCTTTTCTTTCCTATATTGGTTTAGGATGAAATCGCCGCAATATGTAGGATTCTGGACAATTCTTTGAACGGTTGTCATTTGCCACTTTTTGCCTGTTGGAGACGGTATTTCCTCATCAAGGTCAATATACATGGGCTGGGTTGGGATGCGTCTGGCTGGATTGTTCAACATGTATGTGATCATCTTGTACCCATACCCATGGACCCTCCAAGCAAATATCTGCCTGATTATCCTTGCTTCATCTTCTTTGATTTGGAGACGACTGACCTGTCTTTCCGCATCTCTCACCCTCACATAACCAAAGGGGACTTTGCCTATGTGACCTCCCTGCCTCACTTTTTGTGCCAGAACCCCAGCTATGTTGACTGACAACATTCTTGAATACTGCTCATTGAAGAGACTGGACATCTCGAAACGCATGTCGTTTTTCGATACGGTCATTGAGTCCAAACCCTCTTCAATGCTGATGATCCTGACATTGTGTTCGTGAAGGGTGTCACGTATATCCAAAGCGTCTTTGATGTCCCTTGCCAATCGGCTGAGGGACTTGAACACCACCATCTTGATTTTCTTCTGCCGAGCCTGTTCCAATATGTACTGCATGGCTTCTCTCTCTGCCAACACAGTCCCAGATATACCCTCGTCCTTACACACGGCTTCCTCACGCCACTTGAAGCCGTTCTGTTCTAACCAATAGCGACATATAGCTATCTGGTTTTCGACCGAGGAAACCTGCTCATCCCTGTCAGTAGATACCCTGACATATACTAGGTACTCATCATCCCCTATGTACTGATATGCGTCTTTGTTTTGAATCACAGCTTGCCCCTCCCAGTTTGCAATTGGTCCATGTGACTATATATTGTATATGTCTATGAGAAAAAAAGGAAGGCGGTGCAATCAACCGCCCTCTAGTTCATCCTCTATAGCTGCCGCCACTTCGGCAGAAATAGCCCCAACCCGAACCAACTCATCGAACACAACGGCCACATCATCGGCCAGAACTATGCCCATCCTTTCACACAGAACGAAAATCTTCCTACGTATGTCTTCATACATACTCTGGCCCCCTTTTGAGATTATGTACGAAAAAAACACTTGAAATAGGGGACAATCTTCTGTATATTCAAATTGATGTGTTGTTTTTACAGAAGGCTTGTCCCTTTTTTACCGCCAAAAAAGGCGGCTTTTTTTGTATCTGAATTAGAACAAATGATCGCATATCAATTTTATCCATTTTTGCAATCTTTGTAAAGGAAATTGCTGCCAAGAAAGGTAAATGAAGGCCAGTTTACTTTATTTTACGTTTTCTGGGTCGACTAAAAAAGGGGACTATGGTAGCGAGTGGATGACAAATTGCGACCGTAGCCTACAATTCGAGGAACCGTTGTAGCAAAAAATAAAACCCAGCGCTACGGCTGGGTGATGCAATATAATTCATTTTTAACGATGTAATTGTATGCGGAGTATGCACCGAAAAAGGTCTCGATTCGCCCACTATCCAGATGCTTGATTTCTATGCTTCCGCCCTTGAATTGGACGGAAACCTTGTCCCTGTCTAACCTCCTGCCTTTCTCTTGCAGGAGTTCAAAGAACCGTTCTTTTTCTTTTTCCTTTCTTCGTTGTTCTGCTCTGTATTGATATATATTGATGAAAGGGTCTCCGTATCTATAGGAGACCATCACGCTCCCGTCAGGATACGTGCTGATATGCACGTCGTCCCGCATATGCACGTGTGTAACATGACGATCCTCATAGACGGTAGTGTTTCCTTCCATGGGAGGACGGATGTATGAATGGTTATAGCTTATTTCGCCTCTTGACTCTTCGTAGAGCCAAGAGACATAGCTGTGTTCAGGCAGGACATAGCACTTTTCTCCGTCAATGATTTCGATTTTGTTTTTATCCATTTCGGTTCCTCCTTTCATTCCCACCCTATTTGTCTCCGCCGGGCGGGTGGCGGTATTTTCACTCACGCGTACTTTCAACAGCTTCAATCGCCTTTTGCATAGCTTCCAACGCCTCCTCAGCGGTAGCGTGAAAGCTGATCCCTGACTCTCCATCCAATATGTCTCTGTCCGGGACTTCATCCGCATAGGGGTATTCAGATCCCCAGGTGAAGAAGTATCGTCCATCCTCTGCTTTTCCCACCAGATACGCTTCGTCGCGTACTGGGTAGTCCTCGCGGCGTTCAATAGTTTCGATAACTTTCATACGTTTCAACTCCTTTCCATAAACCTCTTCCATGGCCTGGACTGTGACAAGCCAAGTACCTCCTGATTTTCGGACTAGACCACGTTCAATGTATTTTTTCAATGGACCACGGACGCATGAAGCTCTGACTGTACCCGGTTGAAGCCCCCATCTCTCATCTGCTTCTGTTGCTGTCATCGTTTCGGAGATGGGGGAGATCACTCCCCCAGTTGCTCTGCCACTTCTTCCCGGAAAGTTTCCAGCACCGCCTCGAAATCATCCTCTTCCTCCGGGAAGTTTGCCGGATTCTCACCAGCCCCATACCAGATGTATGAGGCTTTTTGATTTTCCAGGTCCAGGGTGACGAGAACCTCGTCACCTTCTTGGACTTGATCCAGCCGTTCAGCGTCAACTTCAAAATATCGTTTGGCATCAACTACAAACTGCACTTTTTTCATTTTCGTCCCTCCTTTTCATTTTTGTGTATATCAGGCAACGCTGTTCAATACAGCGTCAGCCGTGATAACAACAACCTCGCAATTTTCCACTTTCACGAAGTAGCGACCCTTCCATGGCTCGCATACTTCGTATATGTGCCCTTCTTTCAACTCGAAATATGTTGTGCCTGTTTTCCCTGAGCTGCTCCATTTCCGCTCAACAGGGTTCAGGAACTCCCGATTGAACTTGAAGCGAGGGTGACGGCCAACGATCCGTGCAACCCACTCTTTTCCGCCAGAAGGTTGATGGTTCACGCCAAACACAATTGATCTGGGCTGACGTACTTCCTTCCAAGCGATCCTCAAAGCCAAAGCCATCCGAGCGATCCAGTCACCTTCCATCTTCCTAGCCAACTCAACTGCTCTTTTCATCACTTCTTTTTTCATCCTCTTTCCCCTCCGTCACGCTTCCGTGATTTCCTTTGTTGTCTATATCTTATCACGTATTCGTGATGAATGCAAGGGTTTTTTAAAAAAATTTTCTATCCAAAAACCGCATAAGATCAAGGTTTTTGACGCATCTAAAGAAGTTTTTATTTTCTGATAATTTATGGACAAATAAAAAAAGCCCCCACCAAAACGGTGAGGGACTATCTTCCTAATGCCTGATTCGCTTTTCGATTGATTCTTTCAAGCGCAACAGGGATTTGCCATGCGAACTCCTGTGTAATTGTGCCGTCTCTCAGCTTTTGAATCCAATATGCAGGGTTGCTTGCATATGCCAAAATGTTGTCCTTACACAAGGCTTTCAAGGCTTCCTCTGCGGCTTCTCGTTGCCAATCCTGCAACAGGATGTCACTCCTTTCGTAGAGCCTCTTCACTTCGCTTATAAACCAGTTCCAGCGACCTAATAGCGGTCTTGGACATTGCTTCCCCGTCCAGTGTTTGTGTGGAACCACCCGTGACAGGGGGATATTATGCTGTTTCATGAGATGTACGATCAGTCCAATCGCATTCGCTACCGCCTTTTCAAAATTTCCGTCTGCATTCTCACATATCTCTATTCCTATTGATTGACGGTTGCCTGTGCCATTTCTGCCATCGCCTGCATGCCAGCCGCATTCATTTGTGGGCAGATGTTGAACAATTTGTGTGTCATCTACCGTGAAATGCCATGATGTGCCTGCGCCGCCGCTTTTCAAATATCTAGCATGTGCAAGCGCATTTGCTCCCTTAGATGTGTTTGCCGTTGTGTGGACGGTGATATAGCGAGGCGTCATTGGATAGCGCGGTCTATTGCTGTTCCCCTTAGGTATGATGTCTTGGATGATCTTGACCACTAGTACCCTGCACCTGCCCCTTTTCCGTCAGCGTAGGCTTCTCCAAGAATATACGCAATCACAACAGCAGCAACCGACATAACAGCCTCGGAAGGCAGGTTTAAACCGAGCCCTTCATTTGCCACAATCAACAGCGCTGATACTATAGCCATCCAGAATTTACGTGATTTTAGCTTGCGTTTCACGTTATAACCCCCTTAGAAATTGAAAAAATATAGCAATATGCCCCCAACAATGCTCCCTATGATCGTTCTCAGTATCCATGTAGTGTTGTTGTCAATTTTGTCCAGCTTTTTTTCCATTCCCTCCACCTTCGTCTCTACGATCCCCACCCTTTTGTCTAAGTCATAGTACCTTTGCTCTAGTTCTTTTGCTTCCATATATGTCCCCTCTCTAGTCAATTCAGGGGATTGCCTTGTCCCCTTGTGTATTGTAGGATTAATTTACCTGCCTGCCTTTCCCTTGTGGGGCAGGTAGGTTGAGGGGAGGGTTCGGTTTGAAAGGTCAGCCCTCCCCAATAGCGTTTATATGGGTTTGTTTTAGAACTTCCTCTGCTATCCTTCTCATCTCCCTCACATGGTCAGGCATGGGCTGTATCTTTGCCAGTTCAGCCATTTCGTACCATTCGGTACGGGACAAAAATGCTTTGGCTTGTTCTGGAGTCATATCACCACCTCTTTTTTGAGCAAAATAAAAAACACCCTCCTTGGGTGTCTCATTGCTGCGCATTTTGATTCTGATATTCATCACTTCAAGCCGTTCACAACTTGCGTCACCACTTCTTTGAGGTTGCTCACTTGAGGAACATGATCAAGAGAATACACTCCAGCCAACACTAAGCTAACCCATACCTTCACCAATCCGCTGTTTTCATTGAACATACTATACCCCTCCTAATTGTGCTATTAGAATTGTCAATTCAGCAATAGCCTGTTTGGTTTCAGCAATTTCCTCACTCAAAGGCTTCCGATACACAGGTGGCGCTTCCGGCTCATTCGGGTCAGGATGCGAGAACTCTATTTGCAGTGTTTCAGGGTTCACACGATATCCATTGCACTCTGCAAAATCTTGCGCATATTCATCCCCATCTAAACGTAACAAACCTACTGTCTCTCTATCTCTTTTTTGTAATTCCAAAGAATTCATAAAGTCCTGTTCTTCTGTCGGCTCAATGAAATATCCCCTAAGTAAATAGCTATATATAACATTACCTGTAGCTTTGTCATAATATATTTTTCTAACTGAACGCATTTAACAACCTCCCTTATTCAAAGGCCCACCACACATATTGAAAGTCAGAAGAAGCTGGAATCCTAAAACCATTCTGCGTTACATACGCTGAAACTCCGTCCAGTTGATAAAGCCATATAGTATTTCCTGATCCCCCAGATCCGAGCGTATTAGCAAACAATATTCTAGCGTTTGGTCTATATTCTAAATTAGTTGGAAATACTATGGTTATTCTTTCTGTATTTATTGGATTTCTCGCAAAAGCAACTATAGTAGAAGGCTGAAAGCCAAATGAGACATTAACTTCTAACGCCCGTTCGGTTCTTGTCGTGCCGTCCCATACCGTAAAAGTTATGGGGGTAGTTCCCGATCTCGTTTCTCCACTCGCCCATTTTTGTCCCGTTGATATCTGTCTTATAGCGTCCCCAAGTTGCTGAAAAGTTGGATTAGGCGGGATTATGATACTAGGGTCCACGTCAGTGATGGCCCCGCCTATCAAATTTTTTCCATCACTGACAGAGGTAAAAAGCTCCTCTAATGCACCTCTAACCGTTGTGGCGGTAAATAATCCGTTTGGATCAGGAAGGCCGATCATATCAGCCCCTTTCCCCACTTCTTGTGACATAATATCCGCCTTATGTTCATCAACTTCCTGTTGCAACTCATTAACCGATTGAGCAGGCGCTTTATCGTCTAGCGCCGCTTGCAAACCGATTATATCTTCTATGTCGTGCGTATGTGGGGAGGGTGGAAACTGGCTAGGCTTGTTGATGATGTCATCCCATTCAACAGGACCACCACCGCCACTTTCGCCCAATTCACGCCATGAACTCCACACAGACCCCTCAAATGCACGAATATAAGCCTTTTCGCCTATAAAAATCTGGCTACCCGTATCATCTGTGGTCCTAGATGTGATCACATCCCCTGATGTTTCAGGGAAACCCGTTGCTGTTGTCACTCTCATAGCTGATGTTCCAAAAGGATAGTCTTGTATAGGATCATCATTGTCGAACTGATCAGGTTGCAGATGTGTGACAGTAGGATCGATCCTCACAACACTAGGCTTTTTGGTATAACTCACACGCTCACCCCCTACGCATACCGAGTGATGATATATGATGTTGCACCTGTCACCGTCACGGAAGCGCTCGGAACGCCCCCTACAACCGCCTCAAACGCCGTTTCAGGAGGAACAGATATATTTATACCGTTCACGTTGAATACGCCTGTATTAGAGGTGTCTGTGTTGAATATGCTCACTCGTGTGATAGGCTCCGCAAAGGTTACCACGCCGCCCACGGCATCATCCTGCGTCTTTTGTTCTTGTATAGCCATTTCGACAACCTGTACCTTAGCTGGATTATCAGCAGTAAACAAAGGGTTCCCTTCATGGTCATACAAAAGAACCTTGATCCCGCCATGTTTTCCATCGAGGATTTCAAAATCCTCTGCCGTTCCCTCCACCCTGTATGAAGGTGCAGGGATACCCCCGACTCTAGGTATAGCCATCAGCGTCTCACCTCGTTTTCAAGCTGATTGAGAGTCTGCTTCAATTTTTCAATGAAAGTAGGTACACTGTTTCCAAACACCGCCTCTAATCGAAACCCAGAAGGCTCATATATCTCCCTGATCTCTGTAATACGTGCGTTCATCGTGACGCCCCAGTCTTTGTTTTGAACCGTGACAATATCCCCAAGAAACCAGTCATGCTCATAAACAAAGGGACTGATCAATCGTTCTCGCTCTTCCATGTATAGATGTGCAGGATGAAGCCAAGCAAAGTCATGTTCTTTGCCTGTGATAGGTGTCATGATCTGCGCTTCAAATGACAATTCCCGTGCATGTTCCGCCAGCTTCTCTCTTCCTCGCTGCTCAAGGTCGGCAATAATTTCCTCCTCTGGTCGAGGGTTGCCCTCTTCGTCCTCTTCTGCTATATCTCTAGCGTCCACAAACAGTTCAAATCTATCTAGCCCCTCTGCATCGCCAACTATGACTATGCGCCTTTCTTCGCCTTCTCCTTGCCCGGCGACATAGGCCACGTTTGCATATCCAATATCTGAGTCAAAGAACGACTGCATCCTCACAGAATCAAATTCAGGCGAAAAAATGACAGGAGGGTTGACGTTCTGGTCTGCCGTCCTGTCAGTTCCCTCCTGTACATCGAATAGCCATTTTTGGTTTTCCCAATCCAATTGCATGTGCCAACCAAGCCCTGTGAGGTATGAGATGCGCTCAAGTTCTTCATCCAGCCTGCTATATCGAGCCTGCCATCTGATATTCTCCCCTCTGTTTTGGCTAGGGGCTATGGCAATCTGAGAAATGATTTTCTTCGTGTCTTGTGGATTGATGAAGGTTGAATTGACGTAGTGTTTCATAACGTTCTCAGCATTGCCGCTAGAGCGGTCATAAGCCATGCCTTCGGGAGGAACAACATGGCCTCTTTGAGTGATGCCGTCAAGCGTAACACCTCTGATTTCCCAGTTCTCACTGACTTTTCCTCGCTCGTCTAACTGAATGCCTCTATAGAGGATGATCCCAGCTTTGCGAGGGTCAGGATACAACCAAATCAGGTTGCCTTTTTGCAGAGTGTCGGCATAGGCCATGTGACGGTTGATCACAAGTTGAAATTCACCCACACTATGCCAACGCATGGTAAAAATGAGCGATTGATATGTGTCAATCTCCCCAAGAAGTTCAAAATTGGGTGTGAGTACCCTAATAGGTCGCATGATCTATCATCCTTGCTCATTTAGCATGCTTACAAGTTCGTTATATTGATCTTGAGTGATGCGGTCGTTCAAAAGAAAAACATCCAGTTTGATCAGCATGTCTTCTTTTGACTCATATGTCCGGTTTTCTATGATTTTCTTGCAAAACAAATAGGTCATAGACCTCTCTCCCTTCTAATTCAAGCCAAGTTCAAGCATGGATAGGCGAAAATCAAGGTCCACTAAATAGTTTGCTTGAGCCACGTCCTCACCTACTGTGATTTCGTTTTTCAAATCATCTTCCGTAGGCTTTTCTATAACGTTCCCTCGCTCATCAAAAGTGAGTTTCTTCGGATACCAAATCAGTTTTTGGCCGTATTTCCTATGATGGTTGATATATTCCTGTTTAATCTCGTCATACTGCGCCCCGCTAAATGTCCCGTCAGGATTAACAACGGTCAGCAAGCATATCACCCCTATCCAAAAATGATCCCGTTAGGCGTCAAGGTGTTTTTTGTGATGTTCGTGCCGCCTAACGCTTCATGCGCTGAGATAATCCCTCCGATACTCACCACCATATCATCTGGGCCGTCTGAAACGCCATCCACTCTAGTGTCAGCGGAATTAGCATTGACAAACGAACCAGCCGCTGAAAGTATACCTCGTTCATTGTTTGTTAGGTTTGCTGCGCCAGCATTAACAACGGAGCCTTCAGCAACATATAACCCAGGCCCGCTAGAGCCACTAATGTTTGCTTGAAAAAGATTAGCTGTGCTGTTATACATTACACTTGCCCCTTGCCAGCCACCATTAGACAAATCGGCATCATGTGCGGATAGACGGCTTCCGTATGATACGGAAACTGGGTGAAATATTGTGCTGCTTATATTCGCATAGTCCAATACCACGCTGCTCCCGAAATAAACACCTACACCAACAGCGCATCCAGAAAATACCCCTCCGGCGGCCATAACACGACTGTTCCCAGTAGCAAGTATCGCATGCGGCGTAGTAGTTCCAAACCCCGAACCTATCCCAACGTTTTTAATCCCGCCGTCTGGTTTTATGATTAGGTTAGAATTATGCGCTACTAAAAAACCATCCCTCTGAAAAGAATCGCCGTTGTTATTCATGTTAAAGAGAACGTCAATGATCGGAAGGGTAGCACCATTAATAGCCGCAAAAGCTGGGTATCTTTCACTATCAACGCTACCCGGAGAATTAATTTCTACACTTTCGGTCAAAGCTGCTCTGTTTACTGTCACTTCCCCAGCTTCTGATGTTATCGTTATCCAACCTAAGTCCACACCCTCCACAAAAACCTGTTCCTCCATAACAAAACCGAATAGCAGCCTAATCTCAGCGGTATAGCCTTCCTGCCAGAAGCGTGCATGGCGCTGAGACAAATATTCAAGCGCTTCATTGATGGTTGCAAAATCTCCGCCAGAGCCCACAGTGACAATTTCTGTCGGCTGCTGGATAATTGGTTCTACTTCTGCTTTAAAAGACTCAAAATCATTACGTAAGTCTATAACATCCTGAGCATCAATATGCGGCAACACCTTTGACCTTGCCCAAGGGCATATATTCTCTTCCCCTCGCTCGTCTGTGACGTCTGAGGGACTTATGAAGGTTTGGCCACCTCTGATTCTCACTTGTGCAAGCGAGATTTCGTATACATTTTCATCCCTTTGCAAGGCAGGCGGAACAGGGTTTGAACTTGCTACGCCTTTTTTGACAAACGATTCAACATGACGTGCTTCAGGCCGCAAATCCAGTCTAATCACGATCCTGTCAATGCGGTCTACGCCGACTGTTTCTGTGTCATGTGTATGTGCCCTAGAGCTTGTGTTTTCAGCATATCGACCACGTATGAAGGCCACTCCTGTGCCTATAGTGGTTTGCATAGATGAGCCGTCTGTGGTGACTTCTAGGCTATCTCCTGCGCCCTCTAGCACACCTGTGTCAATGAGTGCGGAGAAGGGGACTGAAAACTCTTCTGCGTTGTATACCCTGTCGTAGACCCCCGGGGCTGTTTCGACTGCATCAAAGAATCCAAAACGCCACACATATTACACCCCCACATACCTTTTTTTGAAGTGGACATAAACCTCTGGGCTTCCTCCACTGGTGATGAAGGAAAGTTGGTTCTCACCCACTTCCAAGTCAAAAAACGTAGATTCTAAATCGATGTAGTGAAATGCGCTTGTCTCCACTCCGTCAGGGGCGATGATAGACACCCTTTTCCTTCCAAATTCCGTGTCAATCACAAGCCTGTAATTTTCAGGTATTTCTCTGTTCACCTGTATAAACTCGCCTGTAGTGACATTTGTGACCCTAGGGTTGATTGCATGCCCTCTAAACTCAACCGTGATCGGTGTAGGTACATCTCCATCGTTGATGATGGTTCTGGTATCACCTCTGGCAGAAAACACCACAGGGAAGTGGAAGGGGAAACGGAAGTTGGCCACAAAGTCCTCTAACTTCACTATGTTTTCCAGCGGATCTAACCAGAAGGGAGCAGGGCATATCAGAGTGATCAACACCCTCTGGAAGCCTTCTGAACTGTTTTGAATACCGCTTGGAAAGATAGGCGTTGTCTCTGGAACAGCTTCTATCTCCCTGACTCCGCTTGGGTATTCGTATGTTAGCAGTCCCACTCCCAACTTTGGATTGAACACGTTTGTAAGCTGCTGCCTAAGCTGAAATACCTCTTCCTTTGACCTTGCAAATATGGCTAATTCCATCTCTACGGTTTTTGGTTCAAGCAGAGCGTCAACAAAGGTGTGGCCGTCCTGATAGGGGGCTTTTTGTGTCTGTATATCAGCCTCGGTCCCACCAGTCCCGTCTATTCTGATCACTTTGAAAGGCTTCGGCCCTAGCACAACACTATTCCCTATTGAGTTTGTGAATGTAATCTTGTGCGCCATCATCTCATACCCCACTCTAAGGCAAGCAGTTGTGAACTTTGCCTTGTTTTTCTTGCAATTTCAGAGGGACTGAGAGGCTGTGGGCTGTTAATGGTGATGTATTGGTTATACGTACCGCCAGAGACGCCATGACGTTCAGGTATATAATGATGTGCCTCCCCTTGAAAAACGATGCGAGGCGGCAGCTGAAGCATTTCAGCCATTGCACCTTTTACCCTCGCCATGCTTCTTTCAATTGATTTTTCAATCGGCCCTCCGAAGTCCAGTTTGTCCAAGTCTTTAAGAGGCCCCTCTTTCGCCGGTGAGAACGGCAGCAGATTACGAACCCCCTGCAGCAGGCCTCTGGCTGAACCCAGAACATTTCTAGCCGTGCTCTTGATGCCGTTGATGATCTGCTGAATCAAGCCACGTCCAGCATTATAAAACTGCCGGCCAATGTTCTTGAAGAAATTGAGTACCCCTTGAAACGCATTGCGGAAAATGTTGGTTATGCCTTTCAACCCGTTTGAAATGACATTTCTAAAGCTGCTTACAAACGTTCTGGCAACGCCTAAAATGCGTCCCACAAACCAAAGTTGGATCAAGTTCCAAATCAACGTGACGGCCCCTGAAACAATTTGTTTTACGGCTTCCCACATGCCAGACCAATTGCCTGTGAATAATGCAGCAAAGAACTGGATAATACCTGTAATCACATTGATGGCTCCCTGTATGGTCCCTTTGATTGATTCCCATGTTGACACAACGATAGCTTTGATCACAGGCCAAACCTTCTGCATGACGGCAAAGATGTTTTGCACGGCCTCAATGATCATGTCGCCATGTCGTTTCCACCATGCCGTCAGGTTGCCCCAGATGGACATGATGAAGCTGACCACATCTTTTAATGCCGGGACTACAAAGTTTTTGATCGCCGTAAAAGCGGAAATAAAAATATCTCTAACTTGGTTGACAGAGGGTATCCAAGGATCAAGCGAGTCTTTCACCCTCCTAAAATGATCGACTACAACTGGTATATTTCTGGCAATCCACTGGAAAAAACCCTGCACAATAGGCTTGAGACCATTAATCGCCTTTTCAAGCGAACCAGTGCCGCCCAAGGCTTCGTCAATGGCTTTCAAGATGTCAGTAACGCCCATCACAAACCATGTGCGCATGTTGGTGATGGCTGTTCTAATGCCCCCTGCTGCTGTTTGGGCCATTTCGGCAAAACCGCCCTGAGCATTGTTGAGTTCAATAATTTTGGCGTTGAATTCGTCAAATGTGATATGCCCCTCCTTCAACGCCTCGTATAGATCGTTTTTCGCTGACGCTCCCGTGAACCCAAATGCTTCTGCGACCTTATTTAAAGCAGGGCCCATTGTTTCCAGCAAGGTGTACCAAGACTGGGCGTCTGGTTTCCCTTTAGCCAACATCTGAACGTACTGTGTCAGTCCTCGTTCTGCGTCTGCTGCGCTGGACCCACTGGCTATAAAGGCGTTGTTCAAAGCTAAGGCTGTTTCTACTGCTAAATCTAAGTCGTTTGTCATGAGTGCAATGCTCTGGGCACTTTTAGCTATCTCATCTAACCGTGTGGGGAGTCCCTGAATGCCGTCTGAAAGACGTTTGATCGCCTTGTCAGACGTTGCTGCGTCAAATCCAAGCTGTTGCATGATGCGGGGGAAGTTATTCAGGGTGTCATATCGGTCTATTGCTCCGTCCAGCGAACTGGTGACCATGTTGACTGCTTTTCGGGCCAGTTCAAACACACCGATACCAGCGGCAATCTTTCCTATGCTGGCTGCTACACCTTTTGCTGTGGACATTAGGCCTTTGAACCCACGGTCAATATTCGTGACACCTTTGACAACTCGGCCGTCATCCAATTCAACGTCAATGATGACACGCCCATCAGCCAACCTGTCTCACCTGCCTTTCAGGCAATAAAAAAGGCCTCCTAGGAGGCTATTTCTTCTTTTTTCCGATATACTTTTCTGCTCGTCTTTTGAGTACGTCTGGTGCGCCCATCTTTTCTAACTCATCAGCTATCCCAGCCGATAACTGAGCGAAATAATCCATGAGCAACACCACAGAAGGCGTTAACTCATAAATTTGTTCAAATGCACCCTCGCCAAGCATGAGGTCAAACCCTCGTTTGAGGATGTCTTTGACCACCTTAATGTCATCTTCGTTTTCCTCGTCTATTTGCAATTTTTCAAGTTCTTTTTGAATCTGCAAGCCATTTTTTCTAAACTCAAGGATTGATTCGTCAGTGACTTTGAACGAAAACCGCAAAGGCCCAATCTCAACAGGTATTTCAGGCTTTCGTTCCTCAATCTTAATAGCCATCAGATCACCTTTCCCTTGATTTTAGCATGTTTGCCAAATTCTCAAACTTGCGGTCTATTTCATCAACTGTTCGAGGCTCTTGGTCCAAGCTATAATAGCGTTTCAGCTCAATTAGACGTTGCCTTTCCTTAGCGTTATGTTTATTTGGCGGTGGTATCTCCATAGTGCGATATCCAATTACCTTCATCAGCTTGGATTCATCGCTAAGACCTGCCAATAATGCCTTGAATTTTTTCCAGTGCAGCTTGCCCTGAACCTCAAACAGATCAATTCCATAGTCATACATGAATGAGGCGTATATGTATTCTGCGTCCTTTTCAAAGTCAAAAGGCGGCTTTTCATTGCTGCTACGTATGCTCCCATCGGCTATAAACTGATCAAAAATGATATTGACCAGTGCATTTTTCTCGAAAACGTTCAGCCCTACTAGCGACTCAGGGTTCTCAACAAACATCTGAAGCAAGATGTCAATCTTCTCAACCTCTGTGAAATATTCGTCTTTCAAAAGTTCAAACGCTCGTAAAACGACATCAAAATACAAACCCAACCTTATTTCTCGGCCTTTGTACTCGATCACATCATCTAGCCTGTCGGTTAGCTTCATGTGCTATCACCAAAAAAAGGGAGCGGCAGAAATATCCTGCCGCTTATGGTGCTGGAGGAGTATATTGAGGCTTGCCATTAAAATGCACTTCAAACGTGATTTCCCCTTTGGCATTGGCGTCCCCACTAGGTCCTGTGATGTTCGCAATAGTGCAAGGGCCTTCAAATTGGCCACCATCAGGCATTGTCCACCTAAATTGAGTTTCCCGTTCGTTTCCAATCTCGGTTGCCTTTGAGAAAATCCAGTCTTGTGCTTCATCGCCAAAGTATCTGTGACCGCTGAACGTCAACACAAGCTGACCGCCCATGACGGTTGTGGTGGCGTAGCCATCACCGTCAAGGTAATGGGTTTGGTCAATCTCATCGTTCATGGAAGGTTCAAAGTTGTTCAACCCCCGTGCAAGCCTCGCCCATTCAGGATCAGGCCCTTCAGGGTTGATGTCAATTTCAAACAGGTGCTTGGATTGCACTAACAACCCTTCATTTGTCATTGGCTATACCTCCTTCTCCATAAGTAACTCAGCCTGATAGATGGCTGTGTATATGTGTTTTCCTCGTGATGTCACTTCAACAAAATTGGGACCAGTATAGACTTCACACTTCACAAAAACAAAAGAGCCATCACTACTCGCGATAGCTTCGTTTCCAAGGCCATCCAGAGCCTCTGTAATCGCTTCTAAAGCCTGATAGGCTATATTTGCTTTGCTATGCTGCGCAAGCACCTGAAAAGGGAAATTTCTGGCCCTGTCACCTATGAGATAGCTTTCCGGAGGTGTGCTAGGAGTTGGTCTGATGGCTATGCTGTCATCATCGTTCAGAATACCCACACGCATTGGGGCGTACAGACTCACATTCGCCTCTATATAGTCAATCACACGATCCAGGAAGTCCATAGCACACCCCCTTTACAGATTGTCTCTAATCGCCTTGTCCGCCACCTGAATCCACTCGTTCAAATGTCGAGACTTGGCCCTTTCATACCACAACCCACCAGCGTTAGGGTTTTTGTCCTTAGAAAAGTTGTATTGAGGGTTGTAATAGAGCCGTTTTGCGTAGGGCGTATCCCAAATCAATTGCCCATCACCGATTTTAGAGGCATTGATACTGCTATTGATGAGATTTCCTGTGTCCATGGGCGCATAATTGTTGCTATCCTTCAAAACCTGCTCATCAAGCGTAAAATGCGCCTTTTGAACGGCTTTGCTGACTTTGGGTGCAATGCGTTTCAAATCGGTTTTCACTGTTACCCTTGCCCTAGCCATCTATACCAGCTCCACTTCCAAGTGGTGGATTCTAGGCCCAAAGGCATAGTGTACATCGACCTTGTGGACTTCGTATTCTTCTCCGTCAAAAATGATCCTATCCTTTTCCTTTGGCTGCAAAAAGGGCTTTGTGTTCACTCGGTCAATGTATAAAACAGACCTCGCCACCACTTCCTCCTTGGACGTGTCACGGTTCATGGAGGTTGCAGGCTCCACACGAACGAACGTAAGAGGGATAGGATCAGCAAAAGAACCCCCCCAGCGTTGATCTTCTATGAACTCACGGTACTCTACAGAGTGAATCAGCAATCTCTTTGGAATCGGCCTAATAGACACTGTGAACCACTCCTAAACCTCTGTAGAGTAGCCCAGTAGGCTCCAAATAGGCCAATGCAGCAGGGCTGACACGTTGTTCATCCCTGTTTGAAGTGCTTGTCCCACGTTCGCTGCCTACACTGTAACTAAAACTGCCGATTGCCACCCTTGCAAAGTCTGTGTTGCCAGCGTTCACGTCCTCATCTCCGCCTTGGGTGACATAGTATTCAACCTGTGCAGCCGTAGCCTTCATGACTTGATCCTTTATGAACTGGGGCAGGTTCTCAAAGTCCCTGATTTTGTACCCTGTCAACTGGTCAATCAAGTCGCTGGCTCGCTCAATGTATTTTTCGAGGTCATCGCCAGCATCAGCACCACGATAGGTGTCTGTGTAGTATTCAAGGGTGATATATGCCATGACATCACCTCAAAGAAAAGAGGCGCCCTATTTAGCGTCAGGCGCCCCTTCTTTTTTGTCCTCTTGTTTTTTGTTCTCTTGCTTAGTCCCTTGCCCCTGTTTATTTGCCTGTTTCTTTTCCTTCTTGATTGGCCATTCAATAGACTCAAACCCTCTTGAGAGCAACTCCTGTTCTTTGCGAGGGTCATTGGTTCTCAGGATGACATTGTCTTTTTTAAACGCTTTCATACATCCTTACCTCCCCTTATTCGCCTTGTACAGATACCACGATACCATCTGCTTTTTGACTCAACACAAACAAGTCATGATACAGACGGTTTTGATACAGATAGCCGTCCCCTTCGGTGTGCTGACCGGGAGCAAAGAGATAAATGCTGTTCAGCTTGGCTTTGGCAATGATAGCCCCCTTGTAGACGATAAGCCAGTTGATTGGATCGCCAGCAGGAACAAAGCCACTGGTAAAGTCATGTTGTGTGTTGAAACGGTCTACGTCCCAAACCTCAATGAGTTGTACTCCATCCACACTGGTCACACGTGTCTCAATGGCTGTTCCTTGGTTTTGGACATTGATCATACGTGTGAAGTCTTCGGAACGCTCCAAAGCGTCCATGGCCTCGCTGGAAATGAAGGCGATCAAGTTGGAAGGGCCGTACTTACGAACTTTCAAAATGTCCTGCTTCAAACGGCCATAGACGGTAGCAGGATCAACGGTCTCAGATGTGCTGTTCCCTTCGTTGATAGCATGTGTAGCCATTTTGCCAAAACGATATGCGTCAATCTCGGGACCAGCGTGTTCAGTCAGGAATACTCGAGTGATGTTGGCAGCGCTGGCAGCTTGGTTGGACTCGTCCACGTCCATTTGGTCCACGAAGAACTCCACATCACGGTCGAATTGCAGGGTGTAAGGCTCATGGGTAACGGTTACATCCCCACGGTTCCATCCGCCCTGACGGCTATGATCCTGATACCCCGTCACAGAAAGAGTGGGAACATGGAAAGTTTTGGCGCTAAGCCAATTGACATTGGGTGTCTCCAAAACGTTGGTAAGCATAGCTTGTTTTAAAACCTGATCAAGCTCGGTTTGATAACGTTCAGCATAGTTGATAGCGTTAGCCATCTGTCATCATCCTCCTAGTAATGTTCTGACGAAGGCGTCTGTATTGCCTTCTTTTGAGTGTTGTCCCGTTGTAAATGTGGGCTTTTGCTCCTGTTGCGACTCTTGTTGAGCCTTGAAATGTGGATATTTTTCCAAGACCTTTTGAATTGCTTGGTCCATATCCACATCTTCATTAACCATCGCTTTCGCTAGAATTACAACATCCTGCACACTGTCAGGATTTACGCCTGCTTTGAGTGCAGACAGCTGGGCTTTGAGCGTTTCGTTTTCGCTAGCTACCGATTGATAATCGGTCTCTAGCTTTTGGAGACGCTCAGCCTGTTTCTCAGCCTCTGTCTTTTGTGACTCCTGCCACTCTCTGAACTTTTGAAGACCTTCTTTTGCGCTGTTGAAGTCCTCAATTCCTAACTGTTTAAGCAGTTTCTCTTGTGTCTTTTTGACCTCACGTGCAACAATGTTGTTCACATCTTCTTGGGTAAAGGTTTTGACTTCCTCCGCCTTCTGTTGATTCTCAGCGGTTACTTCTCCAGCATTTTGAGTATCGGCTGGCTGGTCAGCCGTTTGGTTTTGTACGTTTTGAACTTCTTCGCTCATACTTAAGACCTCCCAATATGGGTATTTCCTCCCGTTTTATTTATAGCGTCCACTACGGGTAAACGGACAGGGCATAATAAAAAGCCGTATGAACACGGCTTAAACAATCCTTTCTCTGTCATAGCGTCTTGTTCTTCCTGTAGCCTCGATAAACTTCCTCATAGCTGCCTGTCTTGCTCTAACCTTCTGCTGCGCTTCCCTCACTCCCTTCTCGCTTCCTATTGCTTTCATCATTTCCACTTCACGCTTGGCCTTCCTAATCTGCCGTTCAAGGTACCTTTGCTGCTGACTTTCTCGGTATACCCTGTCATTTTCTGCCTCGTCATAGGGCTTGAATCGTTTTATGCTCACCCCTTCGATATAGGGGTAAATCTGGTGTCCACAATTGATGCCAAGCAACCCAGCAGGCTCACCATAGCTTGTACTAGAGAAAGGGGGATAAACAGGATGATTGCCACTCCTACTATATATCCTGCCTTGGAATGGTGCGCATCTTGGTCTGGCACCTATGTGGCTAGAGACTTCTATCAAGTCAATGTCATAGTCATCCATTCTCGTAAATTGGCTTGCTACGGCCACAGACTTTACTGTAGTGCGAACAAACATGTTCACATATCCCTCTACAGACCATTGTCTGCCTGCCCTATCAATCAGGGCTGGTATCCCCTTCTCTGCCCATCGTGCCGCAACCTGTGTCAGGGCCTCCTGTGGCGTAATAAGGCGGTCTATGACCAATTGCACCACTTCAGCCAAGATGTCAGCATATATCTGGTTTGAATAATGCAACATGGTTTGGACGATCAACTGCAATTGCCCTATAGCCTGTGACTGTTCACCTTGAATGAGTTGGATCAAGGCAGGAGTGAATCTTGGGACGTCTACAAGAATGCCTTGTGCGGCTTCTTTCAAGATGTCATCCTGCCGTTTGACGGTCTCATCCACCACATCCTCTATCACTTGAGCCAGTTCCCGTGCTGCTATTCTCAAATCGGCTATAGCTATGCTGGTGTTTCTCCTTTGCAATTGAGTGGCCTCCGCCTGTTTTTGAGCTTGCCACTCTTGGACATTGTCCCTTGTCACGCTTTCTGGAACCCTAGCCTGCCGTGCTATCGACACCAGCAGTTTTTGCTCTGTTTCCTCCAGCTTGTTTGTCACTCGGTCAGCCTGTCTTTGCACCTCATCACGATTGAGCATTTTCCTCACCAGCAGCCAAGCCTAGCAAATCTATGTCAAGCCCCGTGACCTGCCTAGATTCTGCTGCTATGCGTAGTAATTCCTCTTCCGCCTGTTCTTCTGTGTAGTCCAGTATCCTCATCAATGCGGTTTTGGCGCTAATTAAGCCGCCGTTTTTGAGTTTGAGGTAATAATCAGCGTTTGAATCCCGATCTTCGGCTATAGAGTCATCAAAATCAATGTTCACTTCGTATTCAGCAGGCGCCGAAAATATCCCG